TTATTTACGGTGCTTCCGCTGTTGCAGCAGGCTGCGCGTAAATAAGAAACAGAGCGCGCCCAGCGCACACCAGAAAACGCCACTCAGTAGCCACGCCACTTCCTGCCAGACGCTTCTCGACGAGAGAAACAGCACGCGCATCAGAAGCAGGCAGAGCGGGGCCGCAAGCATTGCCCCAATAAGCGGCATCACCACCTCGCCTTTACGTGAGAGAAAACCGGCTACTACCCCCGGCAGGATGAAGAACAACAGGCCCAGCTCGGGATGACCGGACGCTCTGAAGGCGCCTTTCACGTTAAAAGCGAGTGACATGCAAACGACCGTAAACAGCAAAAAACAGCTGATTACGCCAGCCCAGTTTCGTTTAAAGTTCAAACTATCCTCCTGACTTATCTCTATCAAATACAAAAATCGTCCGGTGGACGCCCAGTCAGATAAAGCAATGCGGCAATCCTTGCCAAAGCACGCACAGAAGTCGTGCGATAATAGGTGGCTGTCGGTAGCTATTACGATTAAACTAACCGACTGCTAGTGTTTAGGGTATTTATCAGGAAGCAGGGAGATGCAAAGTGATTCCCTGACTCTGAAAACAGTAGCCCAAATAGTCCTTTCATTCAACAACTTACTGGTAAACAAGAAGTTAGCCTCCGTGAATATAAACGTCGCAGATTTGTTAAATGGGAATTACATCCTGTTATTATTTGTGGTACTGGCGCTGGGCCTTTGTCTGGGTAAATTACGCCTGGGTTCAGTTCAACTTGGTAATTCCATTGGCGTTTTAGTCGTCTCCCTGTTATTAGGTCAACAACATTTCAGTATTAACACGGACGCGCTTAACTTAGGTTTCATGCTGTTTATTTTTTGCGTAGGCGTGGAAGCCGGTCCGAACTTTTTTTCCATTTTCTTCCGAGACGGCAAAAATTACCTGATGCTGGCGCTGGTGATGGTCGGCAGCGCCCTGCTGATTGCGTTAGGGCTGGGCAAGCTGTTTGGCTGGGACATCGGCTTAACGGCCGGTATGCTGGCAGGCTCGATGACCTCCACACCGGTGCTTGTCGGCGCGGGCGATACGCTTCGTCATTCTGGCATGGCCGGCACGCCGCTTTCCTCCGCGCTGGACAACCTGAGTCTGGGCTATGCCCTGACCTATCTGATTGGTCTGGTGAGCCTGATTGTTGGCGCGCGCTATCTGCCAAAACTTCAGCATCAGGATCTCCAGACCAGCGCCCAGACCATCGCCCGCGAGCGCGGCCTGGACACGGACTCCAAACGTAAAGTTTACCTGCCGGTGATCCGCGCCTACCGCGTCGGGCCGGAGCTGGTTGCCTGGACCGACGGGAAAAACCTGCGCGAGCTGGGGATCTACCGTCAGACCGGCTGCTACATCGAACGTATCCGTCGTAACGGCATTCTGGCAAACCCGGACGGTGACGCGGTGCTCCAGATGGGCGATGACATCGCCCTTGTTGGCTACCCGGACGCCCACGCGCGTCTCGATCCGAGCTTCCGTAACGGGAAAGAGGTGTTTGACCGCGACCTGCTGGACATGCGTATTGTCACCGAAGAGATTGTGGTGAAAAACCACAATGCCGTGGGCCGCCGTCTGGCACAGCTGAAGCTGACCGACCACGGTTGTTTCCTCAACCGCGTGATCCGCAGCCAGATTGAAATGCCTATCGACGATAACGTGGTGCTCAATAAAGGCGATGTGTTGCAGGTCAGCGGCGATGCCCGACGTGTTAAAACCGTTGCCGACCGTATCGGCTTTATCTCGATCCACAGCCAGGTGACGGACCTGTTAGCCTTCTGCGCCTTCTTCATTGTCGGCCTGATGATCGGGATGATCACCTTCCAGTTCAGCAACTTTAGCTTCGGCATTGGTAACGCAGCCGGTCTGCTGTTCGCCGGGATCATGCTGGGCTTCCTGCGAGCGAACCATCCCACCTTCGGCTATATCCCTCAGGGGGCGCTGAACATGGTGAAAGAGTTCGGTCTGATGGTCTTTATGGCGGGTGTCGGCTTAAGCGCCGGGAGCGGCATTGGCAACGGCCTGGGCGCGGTCGGCTGGCAAATGTTGGTTTCCGGACTTATCGTCAGCCTGGTACCGGTGGTGATCTGTTTCCTGTTCGGCGCCTACGTGCTGCGCATGAACCGCGCCCTGCTCTTCGGCGCGATGATGGGCGCGCGCACCTGCGCACCGGCGATGGAGATCATCAGCGACACCGCGCGCAGCAACATCCCGGCGCTGGGCTATGCAGGCACCTACGCCATCGCAAACGTGCTGCTGACGCTGGCAGGTACGCTGATCATCATTATCTGGCCAGGACTCGGATAAATCTCAAGTTTGCGTGTGGCGCAAAAAATTTTCGTTACGCGCAGAACTTTTTACGCAGGGTGCAGTCATAACTAGTGCCACTGCTTTTCTTTGATGTCCCCAATTTGTGGAGCCCATCAACCCCGCCGTTTTGGTTCAAGGTTGATGGGTTTTTTGTTGCCTGAAATTTACCATCTATTAAATCAATCACTTACATCACCACTTTCCCATACATGGCGACAAAGTGGCGACAGCGCTTTTGCTATGGCGACAGCAATCAATAAAAAACCCGCCAGCAGCGGGTCAATATCAGTAAGCTAATTGTTCCTGCATTCCTTTCGGATGTGGCGGTGCGGCGCTGATTTTTTGGGGACGGCACACGGACCGCACAAACGTCTCATGCGTCACGAACGTATGACCGCACTCAATATTGGTGCACTGGTTGTATCGTTCTTTGGTCTCACTGGAAACCTGAAAGCTACTGCGTGTATGCGCGGCCTGACCGCACATCGGACAATTCATCATTTCGTTCAGCCCTCACTCTTAACCAGTTCGCAATAATGATACATCATTGTTCTCAATTTGGAACTAATCATTCAACGTCGAACTCATCTATTTTCACTTCGAGATCCAGACTGGTCGTAAACCCGTTATCCGGGCTGACGGTATGCGTCAATGTGGTGATGGTCCACTCAGCATCATCAATGGGCTGCTTAAAGCCGCTCACCTTCACCGGCATTTCGGTATACAGATCAGCCCTTCCCTCTGCGAGCTGCAGGGAGAATGTTGCAACCCCGCGCTGCAGGCGCTCCCACTGCATCTTTGCCGCCCGTTCCGCATTGCTGCGGTTTGCATAAGTTCTGTTGAGTACCAGCACGTTTTCATCCGTTCCAACCAGGTAATCTCCCTGTTTTGCTTCCGGCTCCTTTGCCGCGGTGGTTTTCTTTCGACGGCGCTTAACCTTTGCTGTCTCTTTTTTCTTTGGCTCACGGGTATGGAGCCAGCTGGCAATCACCCCCGTATAGGCATCGCGATCTGCCAGGGTAAAACGATGACCGTCACCGGCCTGGCGGGTTATGGTGATAACCGGCAGCGGCTTACCGCTTGCCGTTCTTCCCTGCCCCTGGCGGATAAACAACAGATTGCCGTCCTTAACTGAGGCTATCGCCCCATACTGCCGCGCCAGCTTCATCAAAAAGCTGGCGTCGCTTTCATTAGTCTGGTCAAGATGATCGACAGGCTTGTCCAACAGGTCCTTTCCCAGCGCCATCTTTAATTTATGCCTGCCCGCGATTTCCTTCACGATTTCGCCCACCGTTGTCTGGTGCCAGGACTTTTCACGCCGCGTATTCAGGGTTTCACGGAAATCTGCACTACGCGCGCGAATTGTGAGACGGTCAGGCGCGCCGCTGTGCTCAATCTCATCAACTGTAAAGGCCCCCTTCGGAAAAAGCGGCTGACCTTTCCATCCCAGCGCAAACTGAATAATGGCCCCCCGGCGCGGCAGAACGATTTGCCCGTCTGAGTCGTCCAGCTCCAGATCAAGCTGGTCCGTTTCAAAGCCCCGGTTATCCGTCAGCGTCAGACTCATCAGGCGCGCATCCAGCACGGTAGTCACATCTTTACCTTCAATGATGATGCTGAAACCGGGGGTTTTACTGTTCAGGTTCAGGAGTTCAGAGCTGAAATTCACTGCAGTAGCCCTCCAACCGTATTTTTCATATTGCCTATTGCAGAGGTGGCGGAGTCCTGCAAATTACTGAGCTGATCGCTGAGGCTGCCAAACATATCAGACAGCGATTCATCCACCCGCTTGAGGCTCAGCGAAAATTCGATGCGCCGGGGCATGCCGCTCTCAAAAAATTCTGTTTTTGTCTGGCTCAGACTCTCGATCACAAACATGCCGTAAATCGTCCCGCTCCCCTCAATCAAAGGCCAGGCTTTCCCCAGCTCCGCCATCTGCTCCAGCGCCAGCAAAGACAACCTGCCGCCGGTAATCTCCGGCAGCAGGACGCCGGACAGAGTAAGCGAATCGTTATCCGGCCCAAGAAACTGCGTTGTCGGGCGCCGGTTAACCCGGCTGTTGGCAGCGTGCCGCCAGCTGCGCTGATACTGCAGCTCCTGATAGGGCACGGTGCGCAGCATGAATACGTATAACCCCAGCACCATCATCATTATTCGTAACCCCCTCGATCACTGAAATTACTGCGCGTTTTTGCCCTAGCCCTGCGCTCACGCTCATCAAGCTGCCGGGCCACCTCGCGGGCGATATTCTGTGCGCTTTGCCCTGGCTGGGCGACAATATGAATTGGCGCGCTTATCTCGTACTTAATGACCTGCGGCTGTCTTTCTGCCTTCGCCGACGGCGCAGGTTGCGTCCTGACAGGTACACTGTACGGATGAAGTGGCGCGGCTTCTGCCGGGGCAGCCGCCAGGCCCATTACGCCAGCGACCACGGAAGCGAACACCTTCTGGCGCATAGCCATCGGGTCAGCCCTGTTATCCGTGATTTCCGTAATGGCCGGTGCTGGTATGACAGCTGCAGCGATATCAACCAGCTCCGCAGCACGATCCCGACCTGGAAGTTTTACCGGGGCGTTAACAATCTCAGGAGGCAGTATTAACCTGCTTTCAGGCCGTTGCTCCGGGCTGGCTGTTACATCACGAACGGGGCTTACTGTTGCCGCCAGTTTCACCAGTTCAGTAGTGCGATTGATTACCGGAAGATTTGCCGGACCATTCATACTATCAGGCGGCAGAACCATCCCGCGTTCAGGACGTTGTTTAGCGCTGGCCGGTTCCGTCCGGGAAGGATTGAGCGTTGCCGCTACCCTCGCCAGATCAGCAGTCCGTTTCCTGCCGGTGACATTGGCGGGTCCGTTAACAATCTCAGGGCCATTCTCGCCCACGATGCCGAACTGGCCGCGCGGAATGGTACCGCCGCTGTCGTACATGCCAGCAAAACCCATCGGCGGGAATCCGCCAGGCGGCAGCACCACTTTACCGTCTGTGTTTACCGTGGCTGGCTGCTGCCGCGTGACCTGCTCAGGAAGCTTCGCTTTGGCCGCCTCCTTGCTGACGATGCCGAGTTTTTCAAGCAGCCAGGACACGCCCGATTTAAGCGAATCCAGCGGGTGCATGACCATGTTCAGCCCTGCCGCCAGCGCTTCCCCAAACTGCTGTCCCATCGACGCCGCGCTTTGCAGTTCTGCAGAGGTGGATTTAACCGGCGTCAGCAGATCAGTAAACCAGCCCCACAATGCCTGGACCTTGTCACCTATCCACTGGAAAACAGGCTGAAGTGGCTCAAACGCCGCACTGATAGGCGCAGCTGCAGCTTTGAATCCTTCAACCACTCCGCCTAAAAATGCGCTTATCGGCTGCCAGTATTTCCAGACAACCAGCGCCACGCCAGCCAGCGCCGCCACAACGAGGCCTATCGGACTAAGCAGGGCGCCCAGCAATCCAGAAATCCCGTACAGGGCAACGCGAAGGAGGGCCAGAGGGCCGGACGCCAGAAAACGCAGCACGCCACCGGCTGCGGATAACCCCCCGCGCAACGCGGCCAGCGGATTCATTACCATGCCGATAATGTTGCGAATACCCAACATTCCGCCGCGAAGGACAGCAAGCGGTGCACCGGCCAGCGCTTTCAGCGCATTGCCAGCCAGTCCGGCAGAACGGCGCAGGGAGTTAAGTGGAGACGCCAGCAATCCGGCGCTGCTGCCGGATGCCGCTAGGCCACGGCGCAACAGGGAAAGCGGCGCATTTGCCAGCCAGGACAGCGCGCCGCCGGTGCGGGTCACTGCAGACATAACGGAGGGGAGTGTTTTTACACCCAGCACGGACAGGCCAAAACGGATCACCGCCAGCGGCCCCAGCACGGCAGCCACGGCCACCGCCAGCGTGCCGAGTACAACGGTGATCGCAGCAGTGGCAGCCGCCACTTTCATCAGCGTGCCCGCCAGCTGCGGGTTAGCCTCAACCCATCGACGCAGTGCCCCGGTAACGCTTTTGACGTACCCCATGATATCCATCAGCGGCTGGCGCAGGGTTTCACCCAGGCTACTGAAAGCGTTCTGCGCGCCAGTTTTAACAAGCAACCACTGCGCGGAAAGTGAATCCTTATTGATATCGGATTCTTTCTGCATGGAGCCGTTAGCCTCAGTGCCTGAGGTAAGTTTCAGCTGTCGCTGCAGCTCCGGCAGGTTGTTTGCAAGCTTCGCCGCATCATCGCCAAACTCCTTGCCAAATATCATCGTCATGGCGGACAGGCGCTTGTCCTGCGGCAGTTTGTTGACCTTCTCCAGCACGCGCTGAATGGTCCCCATTGCGTCCTTTGTCATCTGCTTTTCAATCTCTTCTGGATTGAGTTTCAGCAGATCCATACCTTCCATGAACCGCTTGCTCTGCATGGTTGCAATCGACAGTTCACGCATCATCGCATTTGATGCGCTGGCGGCAATTTCAGGCGCGGCGCCCAGAGACAGGAAGGTGGAACCCAGCGCGGCCGCATTGCGGAAATCAAGCCGGTCAGCCACGCCGCCCATGCGCTGCAGCACATTGATGATATCGCCGCCCTTAGACATGGCGTTATCGTCCAGGTAGTTCAGGGCATCGCCAAGCTGTTCAATATTTCGGGTCGGCACTTTATACAGCTGCGCGATTTTCCCCAGCCCCTCCGCCAGCTCATCAGCGGGCAGCTCAAATGCCGTTGCGGCCTTTGCTGCAGTGGATGCAAAGGCCAGCAGGTCACGCTTCTGGTCTTCGTAAGAATCGTTCTGGTTTGTCACGCCCATACGGGCGCCACCTTCAACCAGCGCGGCATAGTCGATGGCGCCATTCTCCATCGGCAGCTGTTCACTGGCGGCCTTGATGGCATCCTGCATGTCGTAAAACTGTTTTGTGCGGTTGCCGTTGTCGTCCCGCAGCCCGTTAACCTGCTTTGCCACACCTTTCATCGCATCTTCCATGCTGGCATAGCTTTTAACGGCAGCCATCACCGGCGCCCCCATCGCCAGCCCGGCGGCAGTAGTTGTTGCCCCGGCGCCCGCGATACGATCCCGCACCTCAAGGCGCCGCGAATACTGATCGCGGACGGCGTTCATACGGGCCTGCTGCTCGCCCAGGCGTTTAAGGGATTTCTGCTGCCGGTCCAGCGCCTGCCGGGTTTCGTCGGCATTCTGCCGCAGCTCACGCTGCGCACTGCTCAGCTTTTTGGTGTCCAGCCCGGCCTCATTGAGCGCAAGACGCTGACGCTGCACCGACTGACGCAGGCCGTTGTATTTGCTCTGCAGCTCGTTGACGCGGTTTTTTGCCTGCTCAAGCAGACGAGCCTGCGCCGCCGTCGGGCGGTTAGTTGCCGAGAACTGCGTGGCAAGCCTCGCCGCTTCTTCGCGTGCGGTTTTAAGACTGTTGCCGGTGACGGCCAGCTGCGCGCTCGCCTTGCGGAAACCGTCAATACGGCCCGCCTGGGCGTCCAGTTCTTTTAATCTTGCGCGGCTTTGCTGAATGGCGGTAGCCAGCTCTTTAGAGCTGGCCTGCGCTGATCGGAATGGGCGGGTGAGCTTATCAACCGCATTTAGAATTACCTGCAAACGCAGGTTAGTGTCACTCATCGCTGGCCCCGCTTCTCTGAATCGCTTTATGCCGCCACTTCAGCACTTCGGTCAGCGGCATAACGTCAGTGACGGACGGCGGCCAGTGAAAAATGGTGGCGATATCAGCCACCAGGTCTTCTACCGTCAGGCTGTCGGCAAACCGGCAAGCACCGATTTCTTCAACAAAAAAGTGACCACCTCAACCGACAGCGCGGTGAGATCGGCTGGGTCCATTTCGGCCATTTCCTGAGCGGTCAGCGCGGGCGTGGAGATGCGGGGAATAATCGTCATCATCGCGCCGACGTCCATATCCATGATCGCCTGCAGACGGGTGCCACGCAGCGCGCCGGACTGCGGCTTGCGCAGCACAATTTCGGCAATTTCGGTTTTACCGCGTTTGATTGGGGTGTCCAGCTGTACGGTTTTTTCAGTCAGTTGTTCGCTCATTGTCATTTCCTGTTAATAAGGTACTGGCGCGGCTGCCCGCGCCTTTAAAGTAGATCAGAGGCCCAGGGCGTTGCGGTGCTCTTCCATCAGGTCCACGCCATCAACGATTTCAATCATGTTGATCACATCAACCTCATAGAGCACCTCGCCGTTAATGGTCAGCTTCGCGTAGCTGTTGGTGCTGCTGACTTTTGTGGTGTTGCTCTCGCCGGTTTTCCATTCGCCGGAATCGACTTCTTTATGTCGACCGCGCACAACCAGCTCAACGGCCTGCACTTCGCCGGTATCGTCACGCTGAACGGAGCCGGTGAAACGCAGCTGGATGCCGTCAACGGTGGCTTTGCCCATCTGCTTGAATAACAGCAGTTCGGTGCCACCGATTGAAAATTCCGTATCCAGCGCGCCATCATCCAGCCCCAGATCAACATCAGCCGAACCGGGCATACCGCCGTCGCGATACTTTTCAAACTTGCGGCCGAATTTTGGCAGTGTCAGAGACTCAACGATCCCCTGATAGTTATTCCCGTCGTTAAACAGGTTCAGGTGTTTTAACTTGCGTGGTAAAGCCATATTGTCCCCTTACGCGCTGACCTGGCTGGAGAAATCCAGCAGATACTGATCGGTGATGCGCTGGCGCAGCATCAGGTTTTCCAGAGGCGGTACCGGCGTATAGTCGTAATCGATAGTGAGCTTCCCGGCTTTCAGGGAATCTTTATCGTTTACGGACTCATCCAGCCAGCAGTCGGCGCCGATGATGTAGCCCTGCGTTTTCAGGTTGCGCAGTTTGGCGCGAATACCTTCGATAATGTCGCGGGCCAGTGACGGGTTAAGCACGCCATCCACCGCCCACATGTGCGCTTCGGCGATTGTGTCAGCCAGTACCTGCGCGGTGCGGGTGTAGTTTTCAAAGGCAAACAGAGGATCGTCACTGAGGCAGCGGGAGCCCCAGAAGCGGAAACCGTCTTTGCGGATCAGCGTGGTGACATCCTTCTGGTTCAGCAGCCCCGCATCGGTTGCCGGGTCCTGCAAATCCCAGAACACATCGGCAGAAATGCCTGTGACGCCATTCACGCCCACGTTGGACAGGGATTTGTGCCAGCCGGTCTGCTCGTCAATTTTGGCACGCAGGCCAAGCGCACGGGCTGAGGCGTAAGCCGTTGCGTCTGCATTCAGCACGGTGTCAAAACTGATGAAATCAGGCCAGATCAGCATCCCCTCGCGCTGGCTGAAATTAGTGCGGTAGGCAATGGCCTCCTCTACCGTTTTGCAGCCGTAGGCTGACAGATAGGCGAAGCCGCGCAGACTCTGCGCCACGCTCAGCAGCTCAGTGGCAACCGCCTGCGTGTCATGCCCCGGCACGCCAAGAATGCGCGGCTTAACGCCGAGCTGGGACTGCGCAGATAACAGTGCTTTCATGCCCGTTTTTTTACCGTCAGCTGTCACGCCACCGATAATGTTGGAGGTTGTTTCCGCTTCGGTTTCACCCTGTGCAACGCGCACAACGACGGTCACGGGTTTAGCCTGGTCGGCAATTGCATCCAGCGAGCGGGCCAGCGTGCCGGACTCGCCTGCTTTACCGCTGGCGGTCAGCACGTCGGTGAGCAGGACCGGTTTATTGAGGGGGAACACGGACGCATCTGCATCATCGCCGGTACAGACCATACCGACAATTGCCGTGCTTACTGTTGAAATGGGGCGGGTGCCATCGTTGACCTCAACGACGCGCACACCATGGTGATAATCCTGAGCCATAAGGCACTCACTCCGCTTTAGGGTTGAATGCATATGCTGCATGTAGAATTCGAAGCATGCATTTGGTATGTATTGTTGTATCGCTAATACAATGGCTTGAGATTCAAATGAAAGCTGAAGATAACGTTGTTGATAACTGGATAAAACAATCAGTCAGGAGGGAGATCCTTTACCGACTAGTTGTATGGTGTTTGATAACTGTAATAGCTTTATTTATAAGTTCAAACGCCCCAACCTTCGCACTTGACAAATATGTTACCCCCGTTATTTATAAATTAATTGAACAATTAAATTTCATTTGGGCTTTTTTATATTTCTTTATAACCACATCGTTTTTCTTTAAAGATATGGCATACATGAGAAAAGATAATTGGGGCAATCACAACATCCGACACAATTTCGGCATGCTATTAAGAAAATTCACGTGTGAAGTGCTGTTATGGTCTGCTGGAATCTCATCCTCCCTCGTGACAATCATAACAATAAGCTTCCCCATAATTTTATTCAAAGATGATAACTCAAACGCGCGAGATTATTTCCTAAGCATAGCCATAGTATTTTTTACCTTTATATTTAGCGCCATGATCCTTTTCTTTTATTATTTCCTGAGAGCAGATCGCCCTGCTATATATCACATCACAAATTCGCGCTTACTGACTCAAATGATTTATCTATTTCTATTTTTAGGATGCGGCGCTATGTATTTTTGGATTGAAGCAAAATGAACCCCTTGTGTTAATTGTTATACCCCCCTCCAAATATGAGGGGGTGAGGAATTAAATCGGTTGTTCCGGCCAGACAAGGTTTGGTCCCAAGAGGGGATCGACTCGATTTAATAAAACTCGATACTTCCTCCACGCATCATATAGATTGCTCTCTTCATTATCAGCAATACCCAGCTCAACTGCATCCTGCAAAGGACTGATTATTGCCCCTGCCATAATAAGTAACTCTGCCTTTTTTAATTCTGCATTCTTAACATCGGCAGCAATTTTAGCATTTTCATCCGTCACCCATTGCTCACCATTCCATGCATCGTAAGGTGTTGCAGGTGCGACTGTTGTCGTCCCCGCTGGATAACCACCCGGCAGGGTTATTTCAACAGGTTCGCCGGTTTCCGTATTCCATACAGTTTCGCCACGATGATCCGCTAAATATTCCCAGCTATCGTCCGCAATCGTTCGACATACAACAAAACCATCTTTTCCCTCAGGTGGGACATCAGTACACGCATTCGCGGGGAGTCCCACACCAACAGGAATATACTCTGTTGTTGAAGACAGAATTTCCCGCGTCTCACTATCATAATTGAATACCACAACATTACCTGCCGTTGTGGCAAAACCGTATTCCATTATAGCGTTCTGCATTATGCAGCCCTCACAATATAGTTAAATGCAACGTTACGCGGCCTCGTTTCACTGCCAAACATTGCAGAGCCAAGCGCGGCTTTTGCGGTATATGTTTGCAACAATGTGCCCGTGGACGGGTTCGGGTTATATTCGTTGGTTCCATCCGGGTAATAAGCCATTGCTGAATTTCCATCAATAAAGACCGCTGTCATTGCGCCATCTCCACCCGTCCCGTTTGTAGTGGGCAACCAGTGCCTGTGATCGAATGACATTCCCCCCTGCGCTGACAGCAATCCACGACCGGTATCCACGCCACGACCATCGTCCCAGCCACGAATAAACTCACCACGCAGATCAGGTAATTTCAGAGCAGGATACGCCTGAGCCAGTTTTGGATATTGCGCCGCAGTAAAAGCTGCACCGTTGCATTTGAGCCACCCCGCCGGAGCTGTAGCAAGAGGCCATGGCACTGGCACTCCAACCGGCAGGGCCGAACCCGCCCCCAGGCCGAGGTTATTCAAAAATGCGGCAACGTCAGCAATATCCGCACCGTTTTTACTGATCTCCATCTTCCCTGCTAGTGCATTTGTCATCGTGGTGGCAAAGTTAGGATCGTTGCCCAGTGCTGCAGCCAGTTCATTCAGCGTATCCAGTGCCGCCGGTGTTGATCCTACCAGTGCTGCAATAGCCGATTTAACAAAAGCCGTATTGGCAATCTGCGTGTTGTTAGCGGTCTGCGCTGCAGTGGGTGCCGTCGGCGTTCCGGTCAATGCCGGATTTGCCAGCGGCGCTTTCAGTGCCAGCGCATTATTGAGTACCGCCACCACCCCCTGCACAAATGCCGTGCTGGCAATTTGGGTGGTATTCGTTCCCGCCGGTGCCGTCGGCGCTTTGGGCGTCCCCGTCAGGGTCGGACTCTCTTTCGGGGCGTACTGCGAATGCGGATCGGCTGCAGCCAGGTGTTTTGTCATCTGGTCATCCACGTAAACCTTTAGCTCAAGCACCTTGTCATCGACATATTTACGCGTTGCCAGCACCACGGCGGGGTCAATTTTCAGGGTGATGGTGTCGGTGCTGCTGGTAATCAGCACCATGCGCACGGTCTGGGTGCGCCCGCTCCCTTCCGCCAGCTGCGGCTTGTAGCTCTCTGGGCAGTTGCCCACGGCAATCAGCGCGCCGGTTTCATCAAACAGTCCGACCTCACGAATCCACCACCCGCCCTCAGTTTCGGGGATCACCTGCTCCGCAATAATCTGGCTGCTGTTCTGCGGGTCGATATACAGCATATTGAGATCGGCACGGCGCTTTTCAGCAATCAGCCTGGTCTGCTGTGCGCTGGGCGTGGGGAGCACACCGCCACCGTCGCCCACCGCCATCTGGGTAATTTTAAGCGGCACGCCGAGTGCGGCGGCGCTGGCCAGTTTCGCTGCGCCGATCTCCGTCAGCAAGGTGTAGAATTTTGCGCTCATGGGTTCACTCTCACTGTGTCAATAACGTGGACCGCCCCGCCCTCGTAAGCGGTGCCGCCGGAAATAATGGTTTCGTTGATATACGGGTAAATCGTGATTTCTTCGCCGGTGTAGGTGGCTGCACCGACGAAATACGGCCTACTGGTCTGCAGGTTGATTGACATGCCGATCAGATGACGGCTGCAGGGTTTGGCGTCGCTGATGAGGCGCTCCAGCTCCAGATAGGTTTCTTCCGTGATGCCCTGGTCCTGCACGCCGATATCCAGGCGAAACGTGCCCGGCTGTTCGCCGGTCTGCCACCATTCGATAATGCGGATCAGGAAGCCGAACGGCTCCACCACCCGACGCACGGCGCTGGTTGTGCCTTTGTGCTGATGGATATAGAACGCATCCTGCACCACCCGGCGCTTCACGCTTTCTGTCCAGCTCTCGTCCCAGCGGTCCACGGAAAACGCCCACGCCAGATAGGGGAGGAAACTGACCGGACAGGTTGCCGGATTCCAAAGATCCCGCAACGTCACTTCCAGCCCGGAAATTCCGCTGCAGCTTTGCGCCAGTCGGCGTTCAAGCGGCGATGAACCCGGCGGCAGCAGGCTATTCATCCGTGCCCCCGTTGGTCACATTCCACTGCGTGCAGGAGGCGGCCTGCGTTTTGTCCAGCACCACATCAGCCAGTGGAGAAGCCAGCTCCACGCGCTGGACACCTTCAACATGCAGCGCGGCATAAATAGCGCTACGGCGAATATCACGTCCGAGTCGCGTCTGGCTGGCGATGTACTTCTGCAGGCTGGCTTTTGCTTCCGCCATTACCGGCTCAGCCTCCGGTCCAGGATAGAGAAAGATGGTTGCATCCACGCTGTAAGAGATTATTTCGGCGCTGCGTACCGTAAGGCGGTCCGCTACCGGGCGCACGCTCTCGCTGTTCAGCGCCTTTTCGACCACGGCCAGCAGGTCACTGTCTGCCGTGCCGTCACCCTCCCGGCTCAGCAAAGTCAGCACCACCTCCGCCGGTAACGGACTGGTTGCGCTGGCATCCGCCACGCGCCCGTCCGCACTTCTGGCGTGAAATTCGTAGGCCGCCGTTGGTCCCGCAACGGATAGTCCTTCGAATGCTGCGGGCACACGCAGACGCAGCGCATCGTCGCTTTCCATTACGGCAGCTACCGGTGGCACGACGTCATTATCGGCAGGCGTCACTGTCAGGCGCTTCACGTTATAGTTGGCGGCCAGCTGTTCCAGATCTCCGCCGAGGGCATACGCCACCATGACCGCCTGCGCGGCTTCGTTAATGCGCTGGCGCAGCAGCACTTCGCGATAGGTACTTTCCTGCAGCTGTTTGGTGATGGGTTCAGACTCCAGCGCCAGTGTGCGCGCGACGGCTGCCTGCTCATCCGCCGGATAGAGCGCCACAAAGGCGGCCTTACGCTCGGCCAGTAGCGTCTCAAAATCCGGCACGTCCACAATCTGCGGCGCTGGGAGCTGTGAAAGGTCAATGACCGCCATTGTCGGCTCCTGTTGATACGGAAAGGGAAACTGGGGCGCCAGAATTGCGCAGCCCGGTAAGGTCAACGACCATTGAGCCATCAAAGCTGCTGCTGATGGTGATGGAGTCCAGCGTCAGGCGTGGCTCCCAGCGGTTCAGCGCCATATACACCGCCGACATGATCTGCAGGCGCAGCGCCGGGTTCTGCGGCTGATCAATCAGTACGGACAGCAGCGAACCGTATTCACGGCGGGCAATTCGGCTACCCTGCGGCGTCAGCAGAATGTCGCGCACAGACTGGCGCAGATGGTCAGTGTCGGTGATAGCCTTGCCGTTGTGCTGACTCATGCCGAGATACAGCGTCATACCGGGCCTCCCGACGTGTCGCCGCCTGATTTAACTTTGTCATGCGCATGGGCATCAACCACGATCCCGTTGGAACTCATCGGGCCGCCGCCCTGGGTGACGCCGCCATTAATGACCACGTCGCTGTTGATGCGCGTGGTGTCGGCCTCCACAATAAACTCAGCGGTTTTGAGGGTGATATTGTCGGCCGCCTCGATCACCATGGATTTGATACCCCTGACGTGCCAGCGCCCGGTGGCGGGTTCGTACTCAAACCAGCCGCCGTCCGGGTACTGCGTCACGCTGCCATCTACGGAATCAGATGGCGGAGCAAACTGGCTGGAGTAAATGGCGGGCAACGCAAAGGCGGTTTCAAGATTGCCGCCCATACTGAGGACCACCACCTGCTCATCCGGCGACGGGCACCACCATGTGCGTGCACCACCGGCACGCAGCGTCAGCCAGTTAATCCAGTTGGTTTCGAGGTCGCCCACCTTCACCCGGCATAGCCAGTTATCCCGATCCACTTCGGTCACGGTGCCGGTGCGGATCAGATTGGTAATAAGGCGCATGATTTCTGTTAATTGAACATTCATTGTTGCAGTTTGCATGAAACCAAAAGAAAATATAAAAAATCCAATTGTGTGAAGAGCCTTACAATCCTATGAGTTACAATGCAGAATTAACCTCATACCTTAATGACTTCATCAATCTCGAAACACCTCCTAATTTCGCAACAATGATTGATGGTGATTGGGGTAGTGGTAAAACATGGTTTATTAGAGATTTGATTGCTTCACAACCGCAACAAAATAAACTCAATGTTTTATTCATATCCCTTTATGGAATTTCATCAACAGACCAAATTGATGAAATTATTTTTAAACAACTACATCCTTTCCTATCATCTAAAGGGATGCTCATTGCTGGCACTTTAACTAAAGCTTTAGTTAAAGGCACTCTGAAAATTGATTTAAATAACTCATCATTCTCAGAGGCAGAACTATCACCTGAATTATCTAATATCAACATTAAAGATTACTCAAGTACCCCAGAGAAAAACCTTCTGATTTTCGATGATCTAGAACGTTGCGAGCTTGGATGGAAATCTATTTTTGGATATATAAATTATTTTGTCGAGGAAAAGAAATGCAAAGCCATAATTATTGCCAATGAGAAGGAAATACATAAATTAAACGGTGAAGGAATCGATTGCGATGATTATACCAACGCGAAGGAAAAAGTAGTTGGCATTTCATTTAAGTATCAACCACAACATATTCATGCAAGAGAATTTTTCTTAAACAAGACAACCCCAAACATAAGACAAATATTGCACAAATACGGTAAAGACATTGATGAACTTCTTGATTTATCTCAATGTATGAACATGCGATTCATCGAAAGGCAATTATTTAATTTTGCTAGATTTTACCAGACAGCGCTTGTTAACCTGCAAAATAATGGAGAGTTAATCTTACGACTATATCAAATTCATTTTATTCTCAGCTATGAATCCCATAGACTGAAACAATCCGTATTTACGATACTGACTGGAAAAACTGATGCCGATCTAAAATACACATCAATATTAATTGATAAATATGGAACGACGTATCTATCAAACTTGATATTAGAGTACGATGAATGGATTGAAATCATAGACAATCAAAAACTTAATAAAGAAGCGATCATTAATAACTTGGATCGTTTTGTTACCATTTCTAATAAAACAATTGAACCATGGACTCTTCTTTGGAACTACGAGCGCCTTCCTTATTGGAAATTTGAAGAAGTGTATGACGCAACTTTAAAAACATTAATGAATTCTGAAATACTAAATGAACATATTCTCAAACATATTTACGGTTTACTACTTAACTTATCCAGAAAAAACATAAAGAAAATAAATGAAGATCATTTATCTGAAATGGTATATAGAACTGCCGATTACTTAATAGAAAATGATCTCATACAATTGGATTATGATTTTGATGATGAAGAAAGCAAAGATACCAGATGGGGTGGGTTAAGCTATCACAGCCAAGACTCTGATGAATTTAAAGCACTAGTTAATTACTTTGATAAGATTATTGATACAAACCGAGCTTATCAACTTAGCCAAAAAACCATTAAAATAGCAGAGCTTATAAAGCTAGGGGATCACATTTATTACGCCTACCTCAATGTAAACAACAGGGAAATAGATTCCCATCATGACACTCCTTTCTTATATTTCGCCGATGCCAAATACTTTGCAAAAATCTTGATAAACTCTTCAGAAATGCATTATTTTGGATACTCACTCCAAAATAGATATAAAAACACCCACTACTTAAAAAAACTTTCAGCTGAACGTTTCTTTCACCGAGATTTGATCAGAGAACTTTTATCATTAGATAAAACAATTAATTCAAAATTACTATCATTACAAATTAGTGAGTTAATTAACCATTACTTAACCCCAGCAATTGAAAAGCTTGCAGAAAGCATTTATGAACAACCGAATATAAAAAATTAAAGTAGAAAAATGCATTAAGCTAAGTATTGTATTAGTAAGTGTCTAATCTCAGTCCTCAAGGCGCTATTAATACCTAATAAGCGCCTTTTCGAATACTGGATAAGTAGGCCATTTTTTATAGCTCGATCCCTTAGCCCGTAATGATGCACCCGAGCAATCCGCTGCACCTGCCCTGCAAACTGCACGCTGGCTGAATCCGCGCTGGCTGCAGTTTTCAGGTATTTCGCAGTGCGTAGTTTCGAGAACATCTGCCGCTTAATCCGCCCCTTTTTCGTCCGCGCAGTGACCTTTCGAGGCTCGTATCCGCTGCCGTCAGGGTTGCGCTGCAGCCTGATATTATGCTGCTGATTCAGCCGCAACTCCTGCGCCAGTTCCCGCATCATGCGCTGACGTGCGGCAGGCTCCAGATTCGCCAGCAGAGCCGCCAGCCACTCATCCACCTTGTGAAGATTATCCACGTTTCACCGTCCACATTTCCTCTGGCACATCGGGTTCTGGCTCCGCCTCAACCGTTGAGATAGCGCCGTCAGTGCTGACCAGAACACGCTCCGTCAGTTGCAGGTTCAGGATGATATCGCACACGTCGTTGCGCAGAATGTCCACCTCAAAAGTGAACAGCTTTTCTCGTTGCGACGGGTTGTTAATGGCATCCGTCTGATTGGCTTTCAGCCACAGCAGCACCGGGGCCATTAGCAGATTCTGGTCGCCGCTGAAATCCTCAATCACCACATTCAGGGTGTAACGGTATTCCCACGACATGGACATCGCACCAGTAGCCACCAGGGAACCGTTGTCCACGAACAGATGCAACTTGTCCGGGTTATCGCGCACATAGGGCACCGCTTTACTCAGCGTGCTGCGTAAGGACTGCGGCTTGTTCACTGTTTCGCTCCTGGCACGCCACTATCGTGTCCACTTTGTCAGCGCATACCGCCCAGGCGGCCTCGGCTTCATCCAGCATCGCATTCAGATCGCCGTTAGTGCGCGGCACTGAAGGGTTCAGGCTGCACGGCGTCACTCTGGGACAGCCATTCACTGTAAGCTGCACCTCCGACGAGGGCCGGACGTTCCCGCAGCCGGATAATGTCAGCAGGCAAAGGAGTGTCAGCCCAGCGGCGTAAATCTTCGTTCTCACGTTTCAGTTCCTCTATACGGTGCTGCCGGTGACGCAGCAGCGCAGAGGTCTGCTCCGCCGCCGCATAAAGCCGCATCTGCTCCCGGCTGTTGGTTTCGGCCAGAATGGACATACTGATCAGTTGGCTGTTTTTCTTCGCCAGTGCCTGCGTTTTGGTCTCCAGTGCCTCGCCCTGGGTTTCGATGGTGTGGCGGGCGTTGTTGAGCCGCCATGACTGCCAGCCCAGCGCTGCGATGACCAACGCCAACGCTATCGCCAGCGCGCGCGTCATACTTCAGCCCCTTTCAGGCACCAGGCCATTTCCCGCGCACGGCGGTTATCCAGCCCCTGATTAAACACGCCTTTGACGTACACCCAGCGCGGCAGCTGGCGGCAGGCATCGGCCCAGCGCTTTTGATTGAGCAGTTTCACCAGCGTGGAGCTGCAGGTATTGCCCGTGCCGACGTTGAAGGCGAAAGACACCACTGCGTCATAGACCTTTTGCGGCACGGAAGGCACAACGCACTTCTCCAGCGCTCGCTCCACCTGCAGCACATTAGTAATCAGCCCCTGCGCTGCCTGCCGTTCGGTGATGGCTTTGCCGGGCGTTACGCCGGACGTGTTACCGATGCCATCGGTCCACACTCCCGCGCTGCACTGGTACGGCTGCAGGCGACAGCCTTCGTAATCGGCAATCAGTTTCAGCCCTTCCACAGAGGTGTGGAGAGACTGAAAGCCGGGCAGCGTGGCGGCGATAGCCAGCACAGCCCCGACCAGGCAGCGCTTAACGATTGAAGGATTCATACTCCCCCCGTGAGATTTTGCCGCCACGCAGCAGTTTGAAAGACTGGTGTTTGTAGTACCAGTTGATCGCCAGCATCAGCACACCAATCAGCACGCCGCCGAGCGTGGAGGCATCCTTGAGCGACAGGTCACCCAGCCAGGCCAGCAGCACGGCGATGCAGTAAGTGATAAAGGCGCTGACTCTCTCAAGCGTCATGATTCAGTCCCATAGCTGGACGGTCTGCGCGGTGGTCGATACCGGGAGATCCGGCAGCTCCACCTGCAGCCCGTGTGGTAAAAAGGGGCCATACTCGGCCAGCCCCGGATTGGCACGTAACACTTGCTCCGTGACACCCTGCGTGTGCCCGTAGTGACGCCAGCACAGGGCATCCACCGTGTCATACTGATACGCACGCACTTTCATCAGATAAGCTCCACAGTGCAGTGCGGAGCGTCTTGCACCCGGCTGATCGCCCAGCGGGCATCGCGCCACAGATCGCCGCTGGCCTCTGCCAGCTCTTCCCCACGTTTCACACCGGACGCCGTGGCGTCATAGTCCTGATAACGCTCATTGAGCACGGCGCGCGCCCAGCAATAGACGGCGTTGTGATAGTGCTGAATGCGCTCGTTTTTGCCGTCGAGCAGGTCTGCCGGTACATCAGCCAGTGCCAGAAAGCCGAGCATTCGCTGGCGGTTACGGAAGTCGAACAGCTCGGCGTTTACTTCGGAAATCGCGGTGAGCAACACCTGCTTTAAGCGCGGCTGCGTCACAGTGCCGTCAGTGCGCATCACGCTGCGGAACTCCGACAGATCCACATCCGGCCAGAACGGCGTGTTTTTGATGACCTCTGCCTGTTCCGGTGCCGGTTCGGGCGCAACAAACTTCATGCGGTCTTCTCCTGAATAAGTGGGCGGTGGACGGGATTTTGATGAGGCCATGCCTGTCGCCATCCCGTGCCGCCCGTGCGCGGGGCACGTTCCGTCAGCGGTCGTTGCGCAGTCTGCGCTCCAGCCGCTCTTTGTCTTTCTTCACACCGCAGCGGGAGTCCAGCTGGAGCGCATGAGTGAGGTGATTCAGGGCCGAGGCCGGATTGTTCTCGCTCAGCACCGCACCGATAGCTTTGTGCAGGCGCGCCCGTGACTGGTCCGGCATATCCTGCCCGGTGGTCAGGTCCAGCGTCTGCAGCAGTGGCTCGGCATCGAACGGGGCGGCAGCGAGCATTGCACTTTGCGCCGCGTCGGCCATCTCCTCGGCCAGCACGGTCTGCACGTTGCGGTTGCCGAGCGGCATCACCCAGCCGTGGCGCAGGGCATGACGCCCGATTTCCAGCGCACCGGCATAATCCCCGGCATCGATACGCCACAGCATCACGTACATCAGGACGTCATCCTGCTGCGCGCCTCCGGCCGCCAGCACGCCGTCCGCCCATGCGGTGTATCGCGGCAGCAGCTCCACCTTGATTTGCGCTTTTTTCACCGTGGACTGGATGCCTTTAAGGCGGCGACGGTCCTCTGCCAGTTGGAGCAGCATCAGGTCATAGCCCGACGCATGGCGAACACTGCCGCCCTCGCGGGCGGCCTGCTCGGCCTGAATGCGCAGGCGGTGCTGCCGTGCGGGACTCAGGCTCATGCTTTACTCCCCGGCGTCCGGTGCAACTGGCGCGCTGAAATCGCCGATGGTGATGTTTTCCACCAGTGCCGCGCAGCGGTAGTCTTCGACCACATAGGCCTCGTTCACCGATTCGAAGTTTTCGATGCGGTCACGTTTCGGGTTGTCGATAACCGAGCGGCGGCGGGTCTCTTCCTGCCAGTAGATGGACAGGTTATCCAGGCGGGTGATCAGCACGGCATTCGCCGGAAAGTACGGCGCGCGCACGGCCTGCAGGCCGCCCATGCGTTTCTGGCTGATGATCAGATCGGCGGCGATTTTCTCGCTATTCTCCTGCTCCTTGTTGACCAGCGGGAAATACTTGTCGGACAGCAGTTCACGGCCACAGACCACAACCAGCTCGTCGTCGTCCTGGAAAATCGGATCGATAAGTTCGTTGACCGCATCCATCACCAGCGCGTCCAGGTTGGCGTACAGACCGCCCTTCCCGACTTTCACCGGTTCGACGGTCACGGTGCCGTCGTCTGCCGTTTTAGTACCCAGCACGTTGTCCGGCGCATCTTCGCGGATTTTCTGCAGCCAGCCTTTGTTCACGTCCTGCAGCAGCACGTTCTCGCCACGGTTGGACGTTTTGGCGCGCTTCACGCCGTTGAAGCCGATCATGATGCGGTCCAGCGCCTGGCGCTTGACGATGGCGTTGCGGATACGCACCTGGAAGTCCTGGAACTTCGCCCACAGGTCCAGCTTCGCGTAGGTCAGCACCGTGTCAAAGTTAGTCTGCTCGCACTTGTATTCCACGTCCGCCATCAGGGTTGGATCGGTGGGTTCGCGCTCTTTGGTGGTGGTATCGGTGGTGCCTGCAATGGTGCTGCCGACGCCCAGCCCCAGCAGCTGGCCGGACTGTTCGGCCACGCCCATCACGTTGATCAGCGTCAGAAACGCGGTGGACTGCTGAATTTCATCTTCCAGCGTCTGGGATACCGACGGTTCGACGGTGAACTTACTGGCAAGCTCGGTCACGGCCACACCGTTCAGGCGCGCCAGCTGCTGCAGGTAGGCATTAAAGGCAAAGCGGGTTTTCTGTTTCATGTGTTGGTTTGCTCCTCAGCAATTGGTCACGGTGCCAGCCGAAGCGTCGCCGCCCGGCGCGCGCTGGCGGTAGTCCCTGCGGCTGTCTTCGCGGTTCAGCCTCTGCTCAAGCTCAGCAAAGGCGGCCTGCTGTTCCTGCAGGGAAGTCTCCAGCGCGGACAGGCGTTCGCCGTTTTCGGTCAGGGTTTTGACGGTGAGTTCACTCAGGTTCTGCTGCTCGGTGGCAACCAACTCCACGGCCTGATACACGTCGGAAAATCGCGCGTCGTCGGTCTGCTCTTTTTTGGTGAACAGCGCGGTAACCCGGGCAAAAAGAGAGGGTTTGTCGTCCTGGATATCTTCCAGCTCGATAAGGGTTTCTTCAGCGGCAGAAAACAGGTTGTCCGGTTTCTGCTTGCGGTTCGCCAGCGGGTTGTGGGCCGCACTGGCGCTGAACGCCAGCATTTCCGTGCCGAGGCTCGCCGGATCGTCAGTGGCAGCAAGCCCGACAAGATAGGCTTTACCGGTATCGGCAAATTTCGGGCTGACTTCCATGGAGGTGAACAGCTTCTGGCCTTTTTTGACCAGTTCCACCAGGGAGCTGGTCGGCTCCACGTCGGCATACAGCGCCATCTTGCCTGCCAGCGGACCGTCCGTGATTTCTTCCGCGACCAGCGCCGTCACCTTGCCGTAGCGGTTAAAGGCGCTGTCCGGGGAATAGGATTTTATGTGCTCAAGGTTAATCAGTGCGGTGTAGACCATCGGGTTGTAGCTCGCTGCCATCTGTTCCAGCCATTCACGCTGGATTTCGCGTCCGTCGGTGGTGGCACCTTCCACCCCGATGCGGAAACGCTTTGCTTTCACTGTCATGAGCCGTGCTCCGTTAGAAAACTGTCTGGAGCCTTATGGTTGCGGGGATGGAGGGAGTGAGACAACGCGCGGCGCTTGTGCCTTTCGCCATACAAAACGAAGCCGAAGAAAGAGGCCAGTCGAGGCCGTAGGCTTGTGCCATGGACATGACACTGACCCCCGCAGACCTCGATCCCCGTCGGCAGGCTATGCTGCTGTACTTTCAGGGATACCGCGTAGCCCGCATTGCTGAAATGCTGGGCGAGAAAGTTGCCACCGTTCACAGCTGGAAGAAGCGCGACAAATGGGGCGAGTACGGGCCGCTGGATCAGATGCAGCTCACCACCGCCGCGCGCTACTGCCAGCTCATCATGAAGGAGCAGAAAGAAGGGAAAGACTTCAAGGAAATTGACCTGCTGGCGCGCCAGTCCGAGCGCCACGCCCGCATCGGCAAATTCAACGACGGCGGCAACGAAGCAGATTTGAATCCCAACGTGGCGAACCGTAACAAAGGCCCGCGCAAGCCGCCAGAAAAGAACCTGTTCACCGACGAGCAGATCGAGAAACTGCAGGAGGTATTCCACGACTCGATGTTTGCCTACCAGCGCCACTGGTGGGAGGCAGGCAACCGGCACCGTATCCGCAACCTGCTCAAGTCGCGCCAGATTGGGGCGACCTTCTTCTTTGCCCGTGAGGCGTTGATTGACGCCATCACCACCGGGCGCAACCAGATTTTCCTCTCCGCCAGCAAGGCGCAGGCGCACGTCTTTAAGCAGTACATCATCGACTTTGCCAAAGAGGTCGATGTGGAGCTGAAAGGCGACCCGATGACGCTCAGCAACGGCGCGTGCCTGTACTTCCTCGGCACCAACGCCCGCACGGCGCAGAGCTACCACGGCAACCTGTACCTGGATGAATATTTCTGGATACCGAAATTCCAGGAGCTGCGCAAAGTCGCCTCCGGGATGGCCATCCACAAAAAATGGCGGCAGACCTACTTCTCCACGCCATCAAGCCTGACGCACAGTGCGTATCCGTTCTGGTCCGGCGCCCTGTTCAACCGGGGCCGCGCCAAAGCGGACAAAGTGGATATTGACCTGACCCACGGCAGCCTGGCTCCCGGCCTGCTGTGTCCGGACGGGCAGTATCGCCAGATTGTCACCGTGGAAGATGCGGTGCGCGGCGGGTGTAACCTGTTCGATATCGACCAGCTGCGCTTGGAGTACAGCCCGGACGAATACCAGAACCTGCTGATGTGCGAATTTATCGACGATCTGGCGTCCGTGTTCCCGCTCAGCGAACTCCAGGCCTGCATGGTGGACAGCTGGGAAGTCTGGTCAGATTTTCACGCGCTGGCACTGCGCCCGTTTGGCTGGCGCGAAGTGTGGGTTGGCTACGACCCGGCGAAAGGTACGCAGAACGGTGACAGCGCGGGCTGCGTGGTCATGGCCCCGCCTGCCGTTCCGGGCGGCAAGTTCCGTATTCTGGAGCGTCATCAGTGGCGCGGGATGGACTTCCGCGCTCAGGCGGACGCCATCAAAAAGCTGACCCAGCAGTACAACGTGACCTATATCGGCATCGACTCCACCGGCGTCGGCCACGGCGTGTATGAGAATGTGAAGGCGTTCTTCCCTGCCGTGCGCGAGTTTGTCTACAACCCCAACGTCAAAAACGCCTTGGTGCTCAAGGCCTACGACATTATCAGCCACCGCCGCCTGGAGTTCGACGCCGGACACACCGACATCGCGCAGTCATTCATGGCAATCCGCCGGGCCACCACCGCCAGCGGCAACCGCCCAACCTACGAAGCCAGCCGCAGCGAAGAAGCCAGCCATGCCGATCTGGCGTGGGCAACAATGCACGCACTGTTTAACGAACCGCTGCAGGGCGAATCCGCCAATACCAGCAATATTGTGGAGATTTTTTGATGGGCAAGAGTAAGAAAAACCGCGCTGCAGCCGCGCAAAGCGTTCAGCACAGCGGCGCGACAACGGCAGAAGCGTTCAGCTTTGGCGACCCGATCCCAGTGCTGGACCGCCGCGAGCTGCTGGATTATGTGGAGTGCGTGCAGATGGACCGCTGGTATGAGCCACCGGTCAGTTTTGACGGACTAGCGCGCACCTACCGCGCCGCCGTACACCACAGCTCGCCGATTGCCGTGAAGCGCAACATTCTGACCAGCACTTTTATCCCGCATCCACTGCTGAGCCAGCAGGCGTTCAGCCGTTTTGTGCAGGACTATCTCGTATTTGGTAACGCCTATCTGGAGAAGCGCACCAACCGGCTCGGCGGCATTCTGTCGCTGGAGCCATCGCTGGCGAAATACACCCGGCGCGGCGTGGATCTGGATACCTACTGGTTCGTGCAGTACGGCATGACCACGCAGCCGTATGAGTTCACCAAAGGCAGCATCTTCCACCTGATGGAGCCGGACTTAAACCAGGAGATTTACGGCCTGCCGGAATACCTGTCCGCCATCCCCTCCGCCCTGCTGAACGAATCCGCCACGCTGTTTCGCCGCAAGTATTACATCAACGGCAGCCACGCGGGGTTCATCATGTACATGACCGACGCCGCGCAGAACCAGGAGGACGTGAACAACATCCGCCAGGCCATGAAAAGCGCCAAAGGCCCGGGCAACTTCCGCAACCTGTTTATGTACTCGCCGAACGGCAAAAAGGACGGGATTCAGATCATCCCGCTGTCAGAGGTGGCGGCTAAAGATGAGTTTCTGAATATCAAGAACGTGAGTCGGGATGACATGATGGCAGCACACCGCGTTCCGCCGCAGATGATGGGGATCATGCCGAGTAATGTTGGAGGGTTTGGGGATGTGGAGAAGGCGAGCACTGTATTTGTAAGAAATGAATTACTTCCATTGCAATGTCAAATGATGACTTTTAATCACTGGTTAGGAGAAGATATCATAAATTTCTCCCCATATATTTTCAAATAAAATATAATTGCGCTTTTACTGAGTTGATTTCAGTATAAAATCAACTATTATTCCAGATGGAAGTATCTCTACCCTTGAATACTTCAAGGGTAGAGTAATAACTACTTGCCGGGAATGAACTTTAATATACCCAACTCAAATCCTTTTTCCTGAAAAACAGACCTGAATTTATCAACAGCATTTTTCAAAAGTTTAGGCTTGTTATCATAATCACGGCTATATCTCCCAGATTTAGAATTAATAGATAACTTCCCATCAACCCTACGAATTTCACCCGCAATACGAGCTGGCTTAAACCCAGTAAGACTCGGGTGCCCATTATCTCCTTTCTCTTGACCAATTAACAAAGCGCCATCATCGGCAATTGCCCATATGAGATAAGAATCATCATTATTGTTTTCCAAACCTGAGCAAACACTTTCTAAAGTTTCATTGCACTTACCATATAATCTTTTGGTAGACTTATTCTCGTTAACCTTACCGCCTTGAAACTCACCAGCCTTTAATTTATTTGGTGCTCTTAACTTTCCGAAATGAGAATCAAGATAGTGTGGATAGTCATCTCGACTCTCATTTATTTTTTTCACAAATGAATTAAAGAAGTGTTCATCGCTTGTAAACTCAGCAATGATAGAACGATAAGGTTCAATTTTGATAATTTTATTTATAACTTTGAAAAACGCATCAGAATAGTACATATCCTCATGCATTACAGCTGATACAGCGTTACCTTGAGGAATATCAGTCGCATCAAATAATAATTTAAATGCATCTGAGCCATTGATTTTAAATGAAGCTTCCCATTGAAATCTCGCATAGCTTCTAGCTAAAAAATCTGCCCGACTTTCCTTTAAAAATTTCAGAGATAGATTTGGATTTATATTTTTTTTTGAAACATTGAATTTATAGCCTAAAAAATCTCGCCTTATTTCTGAGATTTCTTTGAGTTGCACATCATAAGTTAATCTAAAAGTATTATCAGGGTCATCAGCTTTATTACTTTTTGCAACGACCTCCATAAAACCATTATATATCAACTGGATAAGATGGCATGTATTTTCAGCGTAATTATATGGAAGTCTTACTTTTGGGTATTGAAGTGTAATAAGGCTGTCAGGAATAAGAATCTCATGAGGTTCTACCCAGTAACCCTGATCATCTTTTTCTTGGAGAACTAGGCCCCACTCGTTAATTAAACTGCCATTATTTTCAAAAGAGCTAAGACTTTTAAATGAAGCTCTTGAATAAGGCCCTAATCTATCATCATGAATGTATATAGCTGGATCGGTACTACTTTCTTTGTAACCTAAGATAGTTACTGCATGCCCCGCCTTTTCTTTAAGGCTAGAGTTGTTTAGAACATTAAATACATTCACACCAAGAATTAAAGGAAGTCCACTATTGATATGTATTTTAACGATTTTGAAGAAAGTATCTTTTGATATACCACTTACTTTAATAGCCTGATGCTTTAATTTTTCCGAATCAACCGCCCTTAGTATTTGCTTATTACTTAACTCTTTACTAGGAAAACTATTACTAGACTCGGTAATATGATTTATAGCATTTGTAGTAATTTCAATTCGAGAAGGAATATCTCGGACATTCTTCCATGAAATCGCATGCAATGCAGACCATATTGATGTTGTTGCGCAAGCAGAAATAATTTTATCTTGCTCTTGAAAAGCAATAGAGTTGACTGTTAAACTTATACCAAAAAGATCAACAGTATATTCCCTAGCTAAACATTTTTTATTTTTCTCTCGTAATATATCTGGATATAATTTTAAACATGTGCGCCCGACAAAAGTTTTAGGTAATGGCTTTACAACCATAAAGCCCAAGTAAGAACCTTGCAAATCAATTTTCTTTCTGGCCCTGGACCCATTAAATAAATAGCTCTCAATATTACTATGATCAAACTTTGACGAGAAAAAGTGAAGGCGTGCAGTTTTACCACCTGAATTATTGAAACCTTTCACATAATATCTTGCGTAATCCTCAAGATAATCTTTATCGATATAATCAAATTCCAAGATAACCGTTAGACAACCTAAATCTTTCAGATATCGATATATGTAATCAATTTGCTTTTTATGAAATATATCTGGAAAGTCCGTATTAAAAGACTCTTTAACTAAATTAGTAAGAGTTTGCTTTTCAAATTCACAAATGAGATATGGGGTCATAATGTATAAAAAAAGCAACCGTATGGTTGCTTATTAGTAAGTTATATTAAAGGCTGTAAGTTCTGGATAAGAACGTTTCGTCAATAGATTTTGAGCGAGACTCAATCTCAAAGCCATTCTCAGCTTTAGTGATTTTCTCTTTAATTGCCTCAGCCTCAGCCTCTGTGATAACCACAGAGCTTACTACATTTAACAACTCAAGAATGCTCATAATCGACCTCATTAGCAGCAATCAAACAATATTTGGTTAATATTATCCCAAGACCATGTTTTATGCAACCAGCGCGCGCTCGTATCCCCGCCACGCCTGCCCGCTTTGTGTAGTGGTTTTCATGCAGGTGCATGACAGGCCGGAAAGCGCGCCAGTTCTGGCGGCTCCGACCCATTGCGATCCTTTTTGGATCATGCGAATCCATGCACCATAGACATGCACTGCGTTCTCAAACCGCAGGATGCCATATGAGAGGGAGTTTCCCATCGTGCGGAATCACTAATGCGTATTCTCATCCTGCCCTACTCCATAATCATTCATCCTAGTAACCAGATCGCTTGTCAGCTCCGACAGCCACGAAATCGCAACCTCCTTATCGTCATCGCTACAATCTGAACTGGCAACCAGCCGGGCCATAAGTTCTATCCGCTGCAGTGCAAGTGACTCCATGAACAAATCGTTCACAACCCCCTCCCAATATTACTGTTTATATATACAGTACATCATATGATTTTAAAGCTGAAATGGTTTTTTACTCAGTTAACTCTTTGATTAATAGATATGCCATTTATCTGAGCTGTCAGTACCACTGACGCCATTTGTCATCCTCCTGTAGGCGCTGGTTCCGGTAGTACAGGCGCAGCCCGGCTCCAGATGGCAGGCTGCCGCCACGCAGAAGCAGATCCACTTCCGTTTCACTGGCGTCAAAGCCTCTGGACAGCAACTCAGCATCGAGCTGTAACCTTTGGTGTTCCGTAATTTCCTGTTTGTAGCCTTTTCGACGCTTCGGTTTAACCAGCCGCAGCCTTGCCGTCAGCTCGCGCAGCTCCTTTTTGCTCATGTTTTCCAAGTTCGGCAGCGCTGCAGGTTCTTCACTGCTCGGAGGTTTGCCCCCTGTCTGGTACGTTTTTTCAACAGGGGGACAGTTATTGCCACGAGTCCAAGGGGCGTAAGCGCCCTGGTCGGCTGTCGCCTCCTGAACGTCAACGGCCTTCCGAACCATCTTCCACTTGATGGCGTGCGTGCAGATTCGGCCCTCAACAATCGGGGACCAGATGCCATAAATACGGATGCCGTGATCGCCGTAGGCGCTCGGTTCGTCGTTAAGCTCGTATGCCGTTCTGACAAGATGATGTTTACGGGGAACCAGTACGCCGCCCTGCTTCATGATGTAAGTGGCGAAGCACCCAGCATCCGCAGCAGCCAGCACGGCATCCAGACGGGCATTTTCCAGAACCGGCGCGCCTGCTTTTTTATCACCCTGCGCTCTGCCAGCCTGGCCTGCCAACAGGCGCAGCTCACGGTAAGCCTGGCGGCCCGGAATGCCGAAGAAACGGAATTGCTGAACACGGTGCAGTGACGCCCAGGCGGTGACGTGCTCCGCGCTGTCCCGCAGCGATCTACCCGTTTCCTTGCTGACTTCTTTAGCCAGCCCGCGTCCGTCGATGTTCTTACTGATGTATTTGGCGATGTAGCTTGTCGGCGTGCCTTTGCATGGGTTGATCAGCTCTGATTTGAAGCGCGGCCCGGTATTTTTTCCCAGCTCCTCGCGGTCTTCACGGATGGCAAATTTACGCAGCAGCGCGGTAATGGCGCGGCGGTCTTTTTTGCGCATGAAGCACAGCAGATGCCAGTGCACGGTGCCGTCATGGTGCGGCTCTGCAACCCGGACGCCATACCAGCGCAGCCCGGCCTTGTGCATGGCCTTGCGGAATGCAGCGAAGGTTTCAACCAGATAATCACTGCTCTGCCGGACTGTTTCGCTGGTCCACTTCGGGTTTGGTCTGCCGTTGTTGAGGGTGGCGTGAAAGCGGGACGGGCAAGTAATGGTATAGAACACGGCGCAGTCACTGCGCATTTCAGCAATCAGCTCCAGCCCTTTGACGCAGGCCATCATTTCGTTGCGGCGGTGTGCCGGGTTGCTGTTGCTGGCGTTCACCACGTCTTCCATGTCCAGCGTGTCGCCGTCGGCGTTTACCAGCTCATGCGACTTGAAAAACTCCAGTGATTTGCGGCGCTGTTCGCGCTTATGAATCACAGCTTCATAGCTGACATACGGGGAGGCTTTCTTGTTGACCAGGCAAACGGCGCGCAGCTGTTCCTCCCGCCACTCGCAGCGCATCTGCCACAATTTGCGATACCACCAGTCCGCGCAAAGCATACGCGCCAGCGAGCCCGGAATGAGGTCATAAGGCACGAGCTTGCGGCGGCGGCGCTTTCGGCGGAGCTGCTCAAACGCAGGTGGGATCACTTCCAGCCGCATTGCCTCAGCAGCCACCCTTTCCCACACCTGGCGGATTTCTTCGGGTTTCACCTCGTCCGCGACAAAAAGATCACCGCAGGCCGCATCCAGACACATGCTCATGTGTGCGGCAACCAGCGTAGACAGGCGTTTTACCTGGTCCTGGTTCATTTCAGGCAGAACCAGCAGCCCCTCCAGGCCGTCATGGCTTGCCATAAACCGGAATGAAGAAGACACCTGGCTGTCACGCACCCGCGCCAAGCGTTCAAGGCATGGCCTGATGGTTTCACGCAGATAACGGGAGTAAGCCTTTGCCCGGCCCAGGCCATTAAAGTATTTAATGCGTTCCAGCAATGGCTTGCTGATGTGGGACGGCTCAGCGTTAACATCAGCGATAATCACCAGATCGGAATTAACGCGCTGCTGCTCACGGGCCATTTTTGCCCGGCTGATGAGGCTGTCCTGTTCCATTTCACGCTGGACAGGGTCGCGGGACTCATTGAAGAAATAACGCTCCCAGACCTCATCACTCAGTGCCTCACGGCGCAGTTGCTCCTGCTCGTTGTCGGCAGCGTACAGAGTGATCAGGTTTGAAAGTGCTGAACCCGACGCTACTTCTGCCGGGTCAAGGTATGGGTTAACTGCTTTTTTCGGTGCGCTCCAGGAGAAAACCCCGGTGGCCTCTTTTGAGCCGTCGGGATTTCCTGAAACAAAGCACATGGCTTTGTTCATGAGCTCTCTTCCACATCCAACCATTGAATGTCAGAAATTGGCAAAGAACCGTTTACTTTGCCTAGGGCCTCAAAAAGTTTTGACAGAACTTCTCTTGAGTTGTCTTTCTCATCCCGAACAAATGCAACACTATCCAGCAGTTCAATCGCATCAATCAGTGCAGATGCAATGGTGTTTTCACCAAAATTCTCGTAAGCCTCAGGGGCCCCTTCTTCAATGCTTTTGGCGATAGCGCCATGACGATATCCCTGCTCATCTTCAATACGAGCTGAAGTAGGCGCCACAAGCACTCGAGCAGCCAATTCAGTAGCGTCACGGGCATAGTCGAGACGTTCAGCTAACATCGCTAACGCTGTTTCGTCCGATAGAATGAAGCCATCAGCTACCCATAACGGCGCAATATCGAATCGAACAACGTATGTGTACGGTCTAACCGGTTCTGATTTTTTGGCGGTATTAAAATGACGACTCATACAGTCCCTCCGTTGTAGTGCTTGCCTTTCAGTTCAGCGATTTCCTGACAGGTGATGCAGCACTGCGCGCCCGGAATAGCGTAGCGGCGAGCTAGTGGGATCGGTGCATCGCAATCAATGCAGAGAACACGGGAAACGCCCGGCACTTTGGCGCGGGCGTTATGGATGTGGCGTTGGAGGTCTTCTTCCACGCGCTGCTGCACGAGGTCCATTGAATCAGCCATCAGTGGATCTCCTGCGCTTCGTTCTGGATGGTTTCAGCAGCGTTACGCAGCAGCTCTGCAGCTTCGGTGCCGTTGAGTTTGCCGCGGGTGATATGCACCGCCAGTTTTTCCAGATGAGCAGCAAATACATCAGCGCGGCCCCGGCGTTCTTCCATGCGCGCCTCGGTCAACATCAGGTTAAGCCCGGCATCATCAGGTCCGGTTTTGGTGGTTCGGGTTTCAATATTTCGCATTGTGTTTCTCCTGAATTTGGGCAATAAGAAGCCCGGCGGGTTTACGCCATTAATTTCTGGTTTGATTTAATTAGGCATGGTTAGCCGTTTTGGAAATAAGCTCACCACTGCACGAAAATGGTTCATTGCCTTTATCAGCTCCCGCTTTTCGTCAGTCGTCAGCTCACTAATTTTGACGCCGTGACGTTCAACTGGAATTTTCGCCATGAAGAATATGGCGGCCAGTGCCCTCTCGTTTTGTTTGTGATTAATGTCGCGCGGATCGCACATCTCATTAATAAATCGTTCAAGTTCGCGCTCAATGTTCAGACCAAACACTTTCGCTCTCAACTCCGCTATGTGATTCAGACCTTCCAGTCGCTGCCCAGGGCTAAGCGGAACTGTCGCTGTGCTACCTTCTATAGCCATCACTTAACCCCACTGGCAATCCACAGGTAAATAGGTTATGTCCACGTAACGCACTGAACAAACACCCCTTTATAACGATGCCGGGAATTTTTAAACACGCCCGGCGCGTGCCTTGGTGGTAGAATGTTTGCGCCAACAATCATCTACCCGTCGAAGGAGAAACCTGATGTCAGACTCTGACAACTTCCATGTACTGCCTCGTCCTGCCCCTGCACCTCAGCCAGAACCGGGGCAAGATAAAAAATAGGAATCCGGCATGACTAAACAAAGCTCCGAATACTTCCACCTGCATTACTGTTATTACCTTGAGGTGATGACGGCAACGCTTCACGGTAGAGCTGACAAATTGATGACAGCTATTCAGCTTATTAGCGGTACAGCTGTATTCGCGAACACTGGTCTGGAATGGTTGTTCGCGTTGCCCGTTGTTGTTATTGCGACAATTCAACTTGTGTGGCAGCCAGGCATTATTTCCGAACGAGCTAGCGTGCAAAGCCGCCAGTACGGGGAATTGCTTTATGCAGGGGATGAACTGACCCCGGAAATGATTGCGCAAAAATTGAAAACGCTGCATCACTCTGATTCCGCACCTTTCGGTTCTTTGTTAAATCCAGCCTATAAAAGAGCTGCTATTGCATGTGGTCGGACTGATGACACTAAGCTCTCCTTCCAGGAGAAACTTTTCGCATGGTTCGCAGGCTGTATACCGCGTTAACCACTAAGCGATGTAACAGACTCTTCTTTACTTTTCCCCGGACAGCCTGCTTCCGGGGAGACATTTCAATACATGGATGCCACTTTTTCCCATCAGGTAAGTGAATCCAGCCATGACCGAAGTGCATTCCTGGGCTTTTCTTAACAAGCAGTGATGCAAATGACGGTTCATTTGTCAGCATAAGCACCTCAGATCAGACCGAATGAAGCGCCCAGGCCCGTCACGGTATCAACCGCACTTGCCATCGCCGGGCTGGCCTGCAGCCTGGCGTGCATAGAAACAGCCGTCAGCGCCATCAAACGAGTAACAGAGTTGATGCTGTCGATAACCTGCCGACGGCTGGCGGTGCTCTGTGGCTCACCAGAAACGGCGCTGGCAGCAACACGCCCGATCTCTGCGGTAGCGTTTAGCACGTAATGCGGCATCTTTTCGCTTGCCACTTCGTTCAACGGGACACACGGCAGGCAGTGAATCTGCGCCAGAAAGCCATCAACCAGAGTTGAGTCCTCAGTAAGATCAGTCAGCGACCAGATTTCCGGCGCGGTGAGCTGGTGCGGCTGTTCTGGGTTCAGCTTATTGCGCAGTGTCTGAACGTTCATTTCTGCACGCTCTGCCAGCTTTGCCATGTTGTGACGTAAGGCGAAGGCGCGGCAGGCTTCTTCAAAATGCGGGTGTTTGGAAACTCGATAGTCAAACATAGTCAGCGGCTCCGATGTATCTCAAAATGGAACTAACTAATAGCGACATTGCAATCAGAGAGCGCATCTACAGTCAGCGCGACAATGTTAATCATCACCTTCTCGCGCTTCTTATCCTTACGCAGACGGTGGCGAGGCAAACGACCATCAGCGAGCATGTCGTTAATGGTGTCTACAGGCAGTCCGGTCAGCTCGCTATAACGTTCGATTGTGACGTGAGGAGTATTCAGAGTGATTGAAATGTTTGGGGTCATGATGCAACATCTCCTATTGGCTTGTGGTGAGCCGGTAGTAATCGTGACAAGTCCCCAAATGGGAACTAAATTGATACTAGGATCGCATAAGAGATATGTCAACATCAAAGTACCCAAATGAGATCAAAATAAATCCCAATCAGGGTGGGAAAGCTGCGATAGAACGTTTAGTCAAAGCTTATGGCTTCACAACGCGTCAAGCGCTGGCAGACCATCTTGGGGTATCAAAAAGCACTTTAGCTAATCGTTATATGAGAGATACGTTCCCAGCAGACTGGATAATCCAATGTGCGTTAGAGACCGGTGTATCGCTACGCTGGTTGTCAACATCTGATGGTCCAATGCGTTTGGATGCGAGAACTCAAGTTGCAAGCCTCAATAAAACAAAAATTATCGATGGCAAGTTAATTGATAGTGGTTATATTTTGTTTGATACAACTTTGCTTCCTTGCAATGTTGAGAATATAAGTGCAGTTGAATATGAGAATTCAACGTATCTAATTCGACAGGATGTTAATGAAGTAAATGATGGCAAATGGATGGTTTCAATAGACGGTCTATATTCTATTCGTGAATTGGCGAGACTACCCAATAATCGAATCTTGTTAGAAAGTAAATCAAGTAAAATAGAATGCAATATTGAAGATATCGAAGTTATCGGTAAGGTGATACTTACCTGCAAATAATACATTCAATTTGAGGGAAAAGAAATGATTGTTGGTGTTATTTTAAGGAACTTCAAAAATTTTAGAAATCAGCATTATATACCATTAACAGTAAATGCCCGTTCTTCTTGGTTAATTGGCGAGAATGGTGTTGGTAAAAGCTCAATACTTCAAGCATTGGATACGATTCTTAATAAAAATGACTTTAATAAATTAGACATAAACAATGATGCCCGTAGCCAAGGATTATTGACCAGGGAACCATTCATTGTTCCCATTTTTCTTATTCGTAAAGAAAAAATTAGAAGTAATGCATCAATTTATAAAACTTTAGAAGTTATTAGTGATATCACATGGCAACTTGAAAGTGAAGATTTTAACTTATTACAAAGACCATTGGCTGAAAAATTCGTGACTCACAGGACTTTGCTAGAAGAAAAATATTCTAGCTCCGAATATTTTTTAATTCCAATTGGATCAATTAAGAAAGGAGCAAATGACATCCCAACACCTACGATGTCTATATTTGAGTCAATTGAAGATTACCATACTGAGTTAGAAAGCCTTATTCCGGACTCAACATCAGTAACATCCAACCAACGAAAATATTTTTTCCAAATAGCATTATATAGAACTCTCGACCATATTAAAGAAATCTATAATTATATTTACTTACCCGCTGAAATTACAGTATCAGAATATTCAAAAATTGAAAGTAATCTTTTGCAATCTCTCTTAGGCGAAAACCTTCAACAAAAAATCAGTAAAATAATCAAGAAGAAAGATATAACTGAAATAAATCGTTTCCTTAATGAATTCGTTGAACAAATTTCAAAAAAACTGGATGGACGCTATCAATTCAAAAAACCATCTCAAAGGCAAAATTCATTCACACAAAGGCATATGGTAGCCAACATCATCGAATCCTATTTCAGTGATAAGATTCTCCATTACATAGATAGTGTAAATAAAGATACACCCATTCAAAATTTAAGTTCTGGTGAAAAAAGAAAGGCATTACTAGATCTTGCAACTAACTTCCTAAAACATAATCCTCAGAAATCTCAACAAAGTACTATACTTGCTATAGATGAACCAGAGTTATCATTGCATGCCACTTCATGTTTTCAACAGTTTGAAAAAATCAAAACAATAAGCAATATTGGAATTCAATCAATTTGCACGACACATTGGTATGGTTTTTTACCCGTGGCAGGTTCTGGAACTGCCATTTATATAGCGCCTTCACAAAATCAAATTAAGGCTTTAGACTTATCTAATTATAAAGATGAATTAAAAAATCTTATCACAGAGACAAATGGTTCTTATTTAGATGTTTTAGAAATGAAGAGCAACCATGACCTAACCCAATCAATTGTTTATTCAATCACTTCACAAAATAGCTACAACTGGATTATATGTGAAGGTAAAACAGATAAAGAATATATTTCTAAACATTTGGAATTTGAAAGTATTGATAATTTGATTGTGCTATCCGTAGGTGGTTCAGTTGCTGTAAAGAAAATCTACAATCTTTTAATACTTGCTTTAGAAGACCGTAAAAAAACGATTTCAGGGAAAGTATATTGCTTATTGGACACCGACCATAAATACAGCGCATTTCACGCAACCGATACTATCCCAAGTATTAAAATCCGTAGATTGCTACTCAGCAAAAATATGGATGAGATTATTTTAGCAAAAGTCACTGATGATAGTGTTTATCCACCAACAGAGATCGAGCAAGCATTAGATGCTGAATTTTATATCGAAACTCTTAGATCATTATATAATAATGGTGAGGAAGCATTCTCATTTATGAAAAACCCCTTAGTTTTACAATCATCTGTTTCTGGCGGGGCCTTAGATTTAAATATGACTGAACGTAAAAAGATTACTGAATATTTTGACACGCCAGGTAAAAAATATGAATTTTGTAACACCTATCTTGAAATTATGTCAGAGTCAGAATATATCCAAACTCCTGGATGGTTAATGGATATTCGGGATTTCTTCCAAAACGAAGATGATGTATCGTAACTAAGTATTCATACATTGACCACTGGTCAAACATACAGTTAAATTTAGCCTTCAGACATGAGGGCTTTTTTATGGCAGTACGAAAACTCGACACAGGAAAATGGATTTGTGAATGCTACCCCGCTGGACGCAGTGGACGGCGTGTGCGTAAGCAGTTTGCCACCAAAGGAGAAGCCTTAGCTTTTGAACGTCACACAATGGATGAAACTGAGGCCAAGCCCTGGCTGGGTGAATCGGTAGACCGCCGTACTCTGAAAGACGTCGTCGAACTCTGGTTCAAACTACATGGAAAATCTCTGACCGCTGGCAAGCATGTTTACGACAAGCTGGTCCTGATGGTCGATGCGCTCGGAAACCCTCTCGCAACTGATCTCAGCTCGAAATTATTCGCGCATTACCGTGACAAGCGCCTGACAGGTGAAATCTACTTTAGCGAGAAGTGGAAGAAAGGTGCCAGCCCGGTAACTATCAATCTGGAGCAAAGCTATCTGAGCAGCGTATTTAGCGAGCTAGCACGTCTTGGAGAATGGACAGCACCAAACCCGCTGGAAAGCATGCGCAAGTTCACGATTGCCGAAAAGGAAATGGCCTGGCTAACGCATGAACAGATCACAGAGCTTCTGTACGACTGCCAACGCCAAAACGCCCTACTCGCTTTGGTCGTTAAAATCTGCCTGAGTACCGGAGCACGCTGGCGCGAAGCAGTGAACCTCACGCGCTCTCAAGTCACGAAGTATCGAATTACTTTCGTCAGGACCAAAGGTAAAAAGAACCGCAGCATTCCGATCAGCATGGAGCTGTATGAGGAAATCATTGCCTTGAACGGCTTTAAATTCTTTACTGACTGCTATTTCCAATTCTTGTCAGTGATGGACAAAACCTCCATCGTGCTTCCTCGTGGGCAGCTAACCCACGTTCTGCGCCACACGTTCGCAGCACACTTTATGATGTCTGGCGGTAACATCCTTGCACTCCAGAAAATCCTAGGCCATCACGACATTAAAATGACCATGCGCTATGCCCACCTGGCGCCGGACCATCTTGAAACAGCCCTGCGCTTCAATCCCCTGGCAACCATGGGTCAATCATCCTTAGATGCAGCTCACGTGCGCGCCTGACATTCACGGAGTATCATTAGGACGGTCTTGATTATCAGGGAGATTGATTATGAATGAGTTACAGAAACAGGGCTTAGAACTTCGTACTAAAGCTAAAGAATTAGCTCTTGCTGCTTTGGCAAAGCATCCTGATGGACGCATAAATGGGAAAGGCGTTAAGCAAGCAGAAGTATTTCGTCTCTGCGGTCTGGACTGGGGAGATTACCCTAAAGCCCCAAGTACACAGCAACAATACTGGGCAGTAGCCCTTCTCCGAGAACTTGAGTCAGAGGGAATGGTGGAGCAAGTCGAGGACAAAGGCCCCTGGCGTTTAAAGTAA